CTCCAGGTTCTGGTTTCGCTGCTACTAACCCAGCAATACTAAACGACTCACCTGCAGGTAACTATTCTTCTGGAGTAGGACTTACAACTGCACAGGCTGAGGCACTTGGTGACGCTGCGGCTAACGCATTTGCTGAAATGGCATTCTCAATCGACAAGGTAACTGTTACCGCAAAATCTAGAGCTCTAAAAGCAGAGTACACTATGGAACTTGCTCAAGACTTAAAAGCAATCCACGGTCTAGACGCTGAAACAGAACTTGCAAACATTCTATCTACTGAAATTCTTGCAGAGATCAACCGTGAAGTTGTTAGAACAATTTATGTTGTTGCTAATAAAGGTGCGGAAGTGAATACGACTAATGCTGGTATCTTTGACTTAGATACTGACTCAAATGGTCGTTGGTCTGTTGAGAAGTTCAAAGGTTTAATGTTCCAACTCGAAAGAGACGCTAATGCGATCGGTCAAAAAACTCGTAGAGGAAAAGGTAATATCATCATAACAAGTGCTGATGTTGCTTCTGCTTTACAAATGGCTGGTATCTTAGATTATACTCCTGCATTAAACAACAACCTAAATGTTGACGATACTGCAAATACTTTTGCTGGTGTTCTTAACGGTAGATTTAAAGTATATGTTGATCCATATGCTGCGAATGTTGCTGCTAAACAATACTATGTTGTTGGTTATAAAGGTACATCACCTTATGACGCTGGATTATTCTATTGCCCATATGTTCCACTACAAATGGTGAGAGCAGTTGGTCAAGATACTTTCCAACCAAAAATCGGGTTTAAGACTAGATACGGAATGGTTCAAAACCCATTTGCTAACACTTCTGCTGACGGTAGTATTGATGTAACCGCACCTGCGGCTGCTAATCAAAACTTCTATTACAGAAGAGTACAAGTTGCTAACTTGATGTAATCTTGTTAGTTGCTTCGCAACAAGAAATTAAGGGGGGTCTACGGACTCCCCTTTTTTTTACCCCTAAATAGTAGTATGAATATAAAAGAAAAGTTATTTTTATTCTCAGTATTATCAAAGAATGCTATCTTTAAAACTAAGAGATGGTATGAGAGTGTAAGATCAGGCAAAAATCGTCTTACAAAAGATAATGCTTACAATGCCTCTCTACCTAATCACTTTACACCTATGATGGAAGAAGATAGATATGGTAATAGATCAGACGCCTTTGATAAAATCATATCACAAACACATAAACATTTCTGGGATCCTAATGATACAAAGTATATCAATTATGATATAGAGTTTGCTATGGATAGTCAGTATCTAGTTAACCCTAGAATATTTTGTTTAGAATTACAAGTACCTACTATTGCAGAAAGACTTACTGAGAAACAAAAGATTAAACTTGCAAACGAATCTTTTGGTTGGGTACTATCACAAATACTACACGGTGAACAAGGTGCATTATCTCTAAGTGCAAGTTTATGCCACATACTCAAAGATCCTGGTGCCCAAGAGTATGCTGCTAATCAAACGAGAGAAGAAGCACGGCATGTTCAAGCATTTACAAAGTATATTGAAAAGAGATGGGGTAAACCATATAAAGTAGGTGAAACTCTAGGTAGAGTATTAGATAATATTGTTTCTTCAGATGTAGTTTATAAAAAGATTGTGGGTATGCAATTACTCGTAGAGGGTTTAGCGATGGGTGCCTTTTCTATGGCACACGCCGATACTAACGATCCTCTACTAAAAAGATTACTACAATTAGTTATGTCTGATGAGGCGTTTCATCATAAGTTTGGTAAGATATGGGCAGATCGTACTGTACCACAACTAAATAGTAGTGAACATAAAGAAGTCGAAGATTGGGCAGAACACTTATTTTTAGAACTTATATTTAATCTAGCAAACCCTAGAGAGAAAAAAGATATCTTTGCTTCTGTTGGTCTAGACTGGAAGTGGGTGTTAGAAGAAACTCAAAAACACTTTGATCTCTACGAAACTGTTAGAGAAGAGATGAAAAGACCAAACAATATATTTAGAGTTTTAGTTAAGACTTTACTTAATGCACACATTATTACAAAGAGAACTAAAAGAACATATGCAAACTTTGTAAATATGAGAGAACTTAAAGACGAAGGCGATGAATTTAAACCTGCTGAAGAGATCGCTGAATTGGGTATGAAACATTTAGAAAAGGTTAATAAAGTAGCATAATGGCAGTACAAGAAACAACAGCACAAAGACAACCTACAAAGTTAGATTATTCAAGTAGAATACAGTTTAGATTTGAAATATTATATCTACCACTCGTAGAGTATTTTGTTCAATCAGCAAATGTACCAGGATTACAGTTAGGAACTGCTACAGTACCTACACCTTTGTATGATTATCCTGTGCCTGGTGATACAATCACTTTCAATCCTCTTAATCTAACATTCTTAGTAGATGAAAATTTAAATAACTTTAAAGAACTACACACTTGGATATCACGATTAGGATTTGCAGAATCACATACTGAATTTGCAGACCTATTGGCGTCTGGTAGACCGCCACAGGTAACACCCTCCACTAAAGATCGGGTATCTGCTCCGTTGCCTGAGCAGGGCATTTATTCAGACGCCACACTTACTATATTGAATAGTAAAAATATACCAAAGACAGAGATAAGATTTAAAAACATATACCCTACAAGTATTTCTGATTTAGATTATAGTATAGGTGGTACAGATATTGATTATGTGACCTGTAATGCTAGTTTCAATTATTTAGGATACACGATAAATCAAATAAGTACAACATAAACTATTGACTTTCCTTGAAAAAGGTGATATAATTACATTATGACATTAGAAGAATTACAGTCTCAAGCAGACAAAGATTTAGTAATAGATGATACTGAACTAGATACTGAATCACTAAGAACACCAATCTTACATAACAAATATCTACAATACTATAATAAGTTTAATCTACTATTGAAGAAATCTCAATGGGAAGAAAGAACTTTACAAAGAGAAAAGTGGGAATATTACACAGGTAAATCTGACCCTAGTGTATATAAAGAAAAACCTTTTGATCTGAAAGTATTAAAAAATGATGTTCATATCTACATAAATGCTGATGAAGATATACAAAAAGTACAAGCAAAGATAGTATATCAAGAGGCAATAGTTAACTACCTAGAACAAATTTTAAGAATGATAAACAACAGGTCATTTACAATCAAGAACGCAATCGAGTGGAGAAGATTTACTAGTGGCGCTGTATGACCGTAATAGTTGAAAAGAAGAATGATGTCTATTTAACAATAGACGCTGAGAGAGATGTCTCTAGAGAGATATCAGACTTCTTTACTTTTGAAGTACCTGGGTTTCGTTTTATGCCGGCATATCGTAGTCGTAAATGGGACGGCAAGATAAGACTATTTTCACAAAAAACTAAAGAGATGTATCTGGGTTTATACCCATATATTAAGGCATTTTGCGAAGAAAGAGATATACCTCTGGTCACAGGCAAGGGTGTAGGCGTAGTTAATAAGTCTGATCGAGATGTCGTAGAAAAATTTTGCAACAATCTAGGTCAAAAATTTGAAGCAAGAGATTATCAAATTGACGCCGTACATACAGCACTTAAATATAATCGAACATTGTTAGTAAGTCCTACTGCAAGTGGTAAGTCATTTATCATATACGCTCTCATTAGATACTATGAACACTTACTCAAAGATGAAAAAAGAAATAGAATACTTATCATAGTACCTACAACTTCTCTAGTAGAACAGATGTATGGTGACTTTAAAGACTATGGTTGGAATGTTAAGAAGTATGTTGATAGAATTTATGCAAAGTATGACAAAATGACAAGCAAAAAGGTTGTGGTCAGCACTTGGCAAAGTATATATAATATGAACGACAAATTTTTTTCCGACTTTGGCGCTGTGTTCGGAGATGAAGCACACTTATTCAAGTCTAAATCACTCACGAGCATAATGACTAAACTTGCAAATTGTAAGTATAGGATCGGTCTGACTGGGACACTAGATGGCACATTGACCCATAAACTAGTCCTAGAAGGTCTGTTCGGTATTGCGAGCAAGGTAACCTCTACTAAAGAGTTGATGGAAAGAAAACAGGTCGCTAATTTAACAGTAAGATGTCTAATCTTAAAACATACGAAAGAGAATTGTAAAAACTTATATGAAAAAACTTATCAAGAAGAACTTGAATACATTGTCGGATCGCAAAGTAGAAACAATTTCATTAGCAATCTTTGTTTACGAACTGACGGTAATATTCTTTGCCTTTACCAACTAGTAGAGAAGCATGGAGAAATATTATATAATATTATAAAAGAAAAAGTTAATGACGACAGAAAAGTATTTTTTATACACGGTGGTGTTGCCGCTGAAGAAAGGGAAAGAATTCGTGCAATTACTGAGAAAGAAAATAACGCAATTATTATCGCTTCTTACGGTACATTTTCCACCGGTGTTAATATTAGGAATCTTCACAATCTTATATTCGCAAGTCCTTCAAAATCTCGTATAAGGAACTTGCAATCCATAGGTCGTGGGTTAAGACTCGGCGACTCTAAAACACACGCTACACTTTACGATATATCTGATGATCTCATATATAGAGATAGAGAAAACTACACCCTAAAACATTTTCAAGACAGAGTTAAAATCTATAACGAAGAACAGTTTGAATATGAAATACATAATGTAGAGTTGAAAAATTAATGTTAGAATTTGATTACAGTATAGATTATAAGAATACACTATTTAAAACTAACGACAAAAGATACAGAATAGGTCGTGGTGAACAAGGTGTATTACTTGTTAGACCATATACAGATGATATTTGTAAATACTGGCGATTTAAAACACCAGGTGAGGCGATATCAAGTGCAACAAAAATTTTGCATTTATATCATATCTATAAAACTAAATCTGATTTTGTAGGTATGGATATGTGTAGAAAATTTTTAGAGATGGGATTTACAAGAGCAAGAAGATATGCAAATCACAAAGACGGCAAAAAATATAATGATGATGGTAGTATCAAACCTCAAGAACCTGACGCATTGACAAGTACAAAGGCAAAGTCTGCTAGAATATTTAAAGAATTTAGAGATAAAGTTGCTAAAGATCCTGTCTATGTAGAGATGAGAAAACATTGGCGAGATAATGAAGTTTGAGATAATAGATAACTTTCTACCTAATGACAAGTGGCAAGAGAACTATAATCTCTTTATGACTGAAGATATTAAGTGGACTTATAAGTCAGTACCACAAGACCCGACAAGTTTTTTCTTTCAATACATATTTACAGGATTTTGTAATAGATATAGTCAAGATGATGTATCTTTTATATCGCCTGCAGATAACATACAAGAAAAAGAAATGCCTCATTATAGTACAGCAATAGAACCCATACTTAAAAACTTTGAGTATGAAAAAATATTAAATGCTAGAACTAATTTATTTACAAGGATGCCTAATAATTATTCATATAAGGACATAGACGGTGCAGGATTACATAATGATCACGGTTACGATTTTGAATATACAACAATGATATATTACATTAACACTACTAATGGCGGAACTTATTTTGAAAATGGTGAAACTGTACAATCAAAGTCTAACAGACTCGTTGTATTTAATGGGCATTTACTACACAGGCATATTTACCAGACAGACGAGAAGGCAAGAGTAGCAACTAATATAAATATTATAGTATGAGTAAAGAAACAAGTTTACGATTAGTAAAGTTATCTGATGGCACAGAACTCATAGGTAACATCGGTTTAACAGATGAACATTCAACATTTCTAAGAATAGACGAACCCTTAGAGATAATGATGAATAGTAGACCAGTTGCTATGGGTTTAGTAGAAGATTTTACTTCTCTAAGACCGTGGATGCAATTTGCAAATGACAAAGTATTCTCTATACCGAAAGAGAGAATAATTACCATTTGTAATGTTGCTGATGATATGAAAAAGTATTATAAAATAATAATAGAAAAAGTTAAAGATCGTGCTAAATTTAAAGAGAGTCTACCTCCTCTTACAGAAAAAGATATTCAGCGTGCTGCAGATATGATAGAAAATAATTTAGACGAATTAAATGCCAAAGAAGAGTTAAGTGATTATGATACTGAGTTGTTTGATCCTAAGAAGAAAACAATACACTAATCTGAAGCGACCCACAAGGGTATTATAACAAACGAATTATATAATGTCAAGCGAAAAAACATTTCCATCGAAAAAAAATTATGAAAGAGCAGATCAACTTGCAAGAGCAGGTAAAATAGATTTATCTTTTATTAAAGAATATATGATAGATGAAAGTCTATGTGATGATCTAGTTGAGTTTTTTAATAAGACACCTTTTACTGATACAAATCCGTGGTATTCAAAAAAACCTGGCGCTGTGGGGGAAACAGGTCAAGTCAGAACTGAACATAAAGAATCAATAGACTTAGGTTTCTCACCATTTTTATTTGACGCTAACTCAACTGTACCTCAAAAATTTCAACATATCAAGCACATATACGATAGATACTTAGATGAATTACACAAATGTACTAAACAATATATTATAGAATATCCTAGAGTTATGGGTGAAATGGTCACCTTTAGTGTAAAAGAAGCAACAAATATACAATATTATCCTCCTGGCGGTGGATTTAAAACTTATCATTGTGAAAGATCAAGTGAGGCAGAACCGCAGGCGTCAAGAGTTTTGGTGTTTATGACCTATTTAAATACGGTAACAGATAAGGGCGGTACACATTTTGTACATCAGAACAAAACAATCAATGCTGTCAAGGGAAAAACAGTTATCTGGCCGAGTGATTGGCCGTGGACACATAAAGGACTTATTTCAAAAACGCAAGAAAAATATATCATAACAGGATGGTATAATTTTAATAAACAAACTAATGTAAGAAGAATGAATTAGTCGCTTGACTATTAACACTAAAAATGTTATAATATGAGTATGTTTAAAAAAGCAATAGAAATACTTTGGAAACAAAACCCAAAAACAGATATTAATGGTTATGAAGAACCCGATCCTAGTGAGATAAACATAGACAATGCATACAAGACTAGGTGGATTTGGTATCATACTTTTATGGCACTTGAACTATTAATTATTATTATGTTGTTATTAGGCATATTAATAGTATTAGGAGTTAAACTATGAGAAAGAAAAAAGAAACACAACATTATGTAGATAATAAAAAGTTTCTAGAAGAAATGACTAAGTTTCGTAATAGAGTTTTGAAGGCACAAAAATCTGGTAGAAAAAGACCTATGGTTACAAATTATATAGGTGAATGTTTTTTAAAGATCGCTAATCATTTAGCATACAGACCTAACTTTATTAACTATACATTTAGAGATGATATGATATCAGATG